TGGACACCCTGATTAAGAGTCAGGTGCTCTACCAACTGAGCTAATCACGCATATTCAGTTTTAATGTCTGACGACAAATAATATGATAGCACATTAAAATTGTTTTGTCAATACTTTTTTGCAAAAAATATTGTTTTTTATAGAAAAACAAAAAAATATCCGAACCGAGGTTCGGATATTGTAACTTATGGTACGCCCGGAGGGATTCGAACCCCTTAAATATTTAATGAATATGCGGTTTCTGGACATATCTGACTAATGCTTGACTAATTCATAAATGTATTTAATTTTTCTACGGTTTCTTTAAAGTGATTTGTACGAATATGTGTATAAATATTTCTTGTAACCGAAATGTCGCTATGCCCTAATAAATGTTGAGCATCTTTTACGTCTATCCCTGCTTCAAAAAGTATTGTTGCGTAAGTATGACGCAACTGATGAGCTGTTATATCAAGTCCTGTTTCTTTTTTATATTTATCCCAACGGCGTTGAAAAGCTGAATAACCGAGTGGCTTTGTACCGTCAATCGAAAATATAAAATTTTCATCTTTTCCTTTAGGAAGTTTATCTGCTAATACATCAAGCAAAACCACTTTGCGAGTGCCGTTTTCTGTTTTAGTACCTTTAATATGAGGGACGTTGCTTTTATGATATACAGATTTATAAACATTAATTTCTTTATTATCGAAATCAATATCTTTAAACTGTAAAGCAAGAGCTTCGCCCTTTCTTAATCCGGTGTATAACAAAAAATATGGGAACAAGCCAAAAGAACAATTTAGACTATTTTTTACCGCTTCGGTTTCTTCTTCTGTAAGAGGTTGTCGTTTGATAGCTGACTTGCCTTTCGGAGGACTGATATATCTTGTAGGGTCATTTTCAACATAGCCTTTTATATAGGCGTATTTAAAAACTAATCGGACTATGGATAATTGGTCCTTTATGGTTTTTGTTGCATAATCTCTTGTTACGTAATAGTCTAAATATTGCTCAATATCGATAGGCTGTATTTCTTTGATATATCTATCATCAAATTCTTCTATTGCGTGACTAAGTAAAATTTTATATCTTTTTGCGGTATTATACTCTATCTTAGGAAAATGTTCTTCTTCCCATTCTTCTGCTACATCGCCAAATAGCTTGCCTTTTTCCTCTTGCTTTGTGTAAGAAAGTATTTGACGATTTATATCACGTTCAGCTTGCTGTTCTGTTGTCTTGCTACTATAAAAGTATAACCGTTTACCATTTATTGTGACGACTTTTAAGTATCTTCCGTCTTTTCTCTTTTTCATTTTAATACACTCCTTTTAAAATTAGGTATTGCAAAAACAGAGTGTATATGATACAATAATTTTGCGAATATGTGCATCATATGCAATACACTCTATATCTTATTCTCCGACTGTTGGTAGCGGTCGGAGAATTTTTTATTTCTTTTTCGGTGCGAAATGACCGACAAGTAATTTGCCGTCGGGTTCTTCTGACATCACTTGATAAAATTGCTTATCAGGTAATTTTTCAAAATCTTCTTTTGATATGCACCTGATATTATCAAATACAGGTATTCTTACGCCTTTAACTTCTTCATACATTTTAACTTCCTCCTATAATTCAATATCTTCTTTTGAGTTACATTTAGGGCAAATAACAGATAAATTCGGTATTGTTGTTTGACCTTTTGGCATATTATATTTTACTTTAAATGTTTTGCCGCAGTGAGAGCAAGTGTGATTGAAAAGTAATTGCTTTTGGTTTTCTTGAAATGACGATAACATTATATCGAATAATTCTTTTGTTATAAATTCATAGCGTGGAGTATCGTTTTCTGATAATTCATAGCAATAAATACCATTAGTTTTTTTATCTAATTCTTTATTTAATAGCTCTCTATTTTCGGGAGTTACTTTTATAACGTCTTGCATATAACCTTTGCCAAGCGACAATATATGAAATGTTACATATTCATCATCGTTTGAATTAACAGTGTTTGATGTTGTGTTATTCTCATTGTTATATTCAGTATTTTTTGTAGATTGACGTTTTAGCATAATCAATAGACAAATTGGAACTGATGTAGTCAGCAAAAATTGTATTATAGCAAGTGTAACATTGATTTGCTCTATTTCAAACGATATTTTATCAAGACCTTCTTTATGATGTTCATAGTTTTTAATTTTGTCAATGCCAGTCCAACTGCGTTCAAGAACAACAGAATGCGGTACATTTTGAGCCGATACATATGTTTTAATTCTTGTGTATGGTGTAAAAAAGCAAAGTTGAATAACAATAAGAATTACATATAATATCGCTATATAGATAATCTTTATCTTTTTCATATAATTTTCCCCCTGTACATATGTGACTATTTATTCAAGAGAATCATTATGTCGCAAATAACATTCAACAAAAGCCATTCAAAGCATAGTATAAGTTTAATTGTATTGAAAATCGGAAGTTGAAGTATAACAGCTATTACAATACCGATTATACAAGATATTATGTGTATGATAATAGTAAATAGGCTTAGGTGTTTAAAAAATGTACTTCCTATAACAAAAAGGAATGATACATTTAATAACCAATATGCTGGAGCGAAATATCCGACAATACCCAATATAGGAAGTATAATATCCAAACCGAAAGTTAATAAAATTATTACAAATTCCATTTTTATTCTCCTTGTATAACAATCGTAGCAATAGAAATATTATAATTAAAATCCGACTTTACATTCAACAACTTTTCCTACTATTTCAATACTATCTTGCTTTAAGTCGTAAATTTGTGTTTGATGTTCAGGATTGTAGGATTGTGGCATAAGCATTACAATATTTTTTTCTTGCTTAAAACGCTTTACTGTAAAAGTGTCGTGATTAACACGAACAGCGGCAATCTCACCGTTCTCGACAGTTGGTTGTACGCGAACAGTTACAAGACTTCCATCGGGAATATTTGCGGCAGTCATACTATCGCCTTTTACCTTTAATGCGAAATATTTGCCGCCGTGATTTAATTCCGTATAAGTGTATCCTTCGATATTCTCTTCTGAGAATATCGGCAGACCTGCCGCAATATCTCCTAAGATAGGTATTCTGTGCATTATAGGATTATAAGGGATTGCTCCTTCTGGTAATGACGAAACATCTTTCATAGGAACATCTTCCCCCATTAGCCAAGGTATAGAAACGTTTAGAATATTTGCATAAGCATCTAATCGTTTCTGCTTTGCTACATATTTACCCGACTTATATTGGCTCATTACACTTTCGGGAGTGTCCGTAAGCCTGCATAGTTCGGCGGCACTCATACCATTATATTTTAAAGCCTCTTTTAAACGTTCAGCAAATGTAGATTTCATTTCATTTCACCTCTCTTACAAGTATTATACAATAAACTTTGCAAAAACGCAATGTTTTTTTGAAAAAAAATAAAAAAACTTTGCAAAACCTATTGACTTTGCAAAAACAAAGTGCTATAATAACTTTGCAAACACAAAGTAAGGAGGTGTTAAAGTGTATAATTACAGTAAGCTTTTAGGTAGAATTAAAGAAAAAGGTTTTACTTTAGAAGCATTAGCGAAGAAGATAGGTCTTAATGTATCTACTTTAAGCAAGAAACTCAACAATAAAAGCGAATTTCATCAAGATGAAATCAAAAAAATATGCAGAGTGATTGATATAGAAATGTGTGATATAGGAACCTATTTTTTTTGTCAAGATACTTTGGTTTTGCAAAGTAAAAACCAAATAGGGAGGTAGAAAATATGGATAGTAAAAAACATAAACGTTTTTTATGGATACAAACAATTACATCATTAGTGGCTTTGATAATAGCTATCATTTCATTATTGATACGATTAAAGCAATAATAGCTGTAATTAATGCTAATCCAGAGATTATAGTGTTTATCCATTCGTGAATATTGTGCGATTTCTTTTCAGTTTCTGATGTAAGAAGATTTTCGATATAAGCTATACCTTGTTCAGTAAGATATATGAGTTTAGGTTGGTATAGTTGGGAAGAGTCAATAAAAATTAACTTGTTTTTTAACAAGGCTTGAATAACTTTATCCTCAATGTTTACATTGAAATGTTTGTATAGCTCATTTTCATTAATTCTTTTATCGGGATAAAGATATTTCAATATACATACTTGTCGATTGCTTAACATAAATATCACTCCTTAAAACTTGTAAAAGCAGATATAGAAAATTATAGCACAATGTGGATAGCAAAACAAGAACAGAAAGTAAAAACTAAATAAGGAGCAGAAAAATGGTTGATAAAGAAACATTAGGTCAATACACAAAAATAGTAGTAGAAACAGACGAAGAAAACCCTGTAACCATTGCGGTTATACAATCTAATTCCGTAGATACCGTCAAAGGTTACAGAGTAAGATTAACACCTAAATATAATTAGTAAAGGAGTGAAAAGAATGATAGTAATGATAGCGATTGCTTGCGGCACTCTCGCTGCTATAGCGTTTCCAGTGTCGGTTGTAATGTTGGTAAAGAGTTTCTTGCAGAAGTGGAGGTGAACGAAATGGCACTTGAAAAGCCCTCGTATAGGGACAACCTTGAAAGAATTAAAGAGGTTTATCCCAATAAAGAAATGCTGAACGTCAAAAACGTAGCAACGTTCTGCGGATTGAATAGAAAAACAGTATTAGAGCTATTTGGCTTTAATAAAGGATATATCTCTGTCGCCAAGTTAGCAAGAGAGATGTCATAAAAATTAAATACCTTGCAGGCAGACACGGACCATCCGTGGTACTTGTTTTACCTTCCATAAAAAAATAGTTCCTTTCGTTTTATTTTGTTGCGGACGGTCTATGTGTGCCTGTGAGGGCGGAAAGTGAGGAATAATATATGAAAAAATATGAATTGACTGATGAAACAATAGAGGTGTATGGAACAGCATTACACAGAATTAAAGCTCTAAAAGATTTTGGTAATGTAAAAAAAGGAGAGCTTGGAGGTTATGTTGAAAGCGAACGCAATTTATCTCAAGAAGGTAACTGTTGGGTGTACGGCAATGCGTGGGTGTACGGCAATGCGTGGGTGTGCGGCAATGCAGAGGTGTGCGGCAATGCAAAGGTGTACAGCAATGCAGAGGTGTGCGGCAATGCAAAGGTGTACAGCAATGCAAAGGTGTACGGCAATGCTTTGGTGTACGGCAATGCAAAGGTGTGCGGCAATGCTTTGGTGTACGGCAATGCAAAGGTGTACAGCAATGCAAAGGTGTACAGCAATGCTTTGGTGTGTGGCAATGCAAAGGTGTGCGGCAATGCAGAGGTGTGCGGCAATGCAGACTATATAACAATAAAAGGATTAGGTTCAGTGTGTAGGAATACAACCATTTTCAGAACAAAGGGTAAAAATATAGCTGTTAAATGCGGTTGTTTTTACGGAACATTAGCCGAATTTGTTGACAAGGTAAAAGAAACGCACGGTAATAGTAAGTTTGCCAAAGAATATCTTGCGTTAATTGATTTGGTAAAAATCCACTTCGAATTGGAGGAATAACATATGTATGTTATAGGAGTAGCGTTGTTTAGCTTTGGAGTGGGGTTATTCGGTGGTTGGAAGTTAATGAGAGAGGATGATAAGAAATGAATTTGATAATGAGGATATGGAACAGTCTAAATGAGAAAGGTCGTAGAGCGTGGGTTGATACCGGTAAAGCAATGGCAGATATGAAAGGCGGTATATATGCCGCAGAGGAACAACCACAAACACGCAGTCACAAGTTTGACGAAAAGACCAACAGACAGATAGACCAAGTGATTGCGTTGGTGAATGGTAAATGAAAAATGCAGAATATATCATTGCGGTAACAATGTTTTCAATGTTGCTGATAGCATTTGAAATAATCGTGATGATGAATATAGGAGGATAACAAATGACAGCAGGTCAGATAAGTAAGCTACATAATTTATGCTTACAGATTAATTTGTTGGCGGCAAAACGTGACGATGCACCTGTCGTGATATACACAATGGTAGGTGACAATAAGTTTGCACCGGTTATATGTATAAGCGTGTATGAGGGTAAGCCGTTTAAAGAAATTATGTCGTTGTGTATTCCGACTGACAAAACAGTCGATAAGAAATACAGATTACAATTAAAAATGTTGGATGACATCAAGAAAAAGTTGGAGGTGAAAGAGAATGAATAACTATTACATTACGTTCGGCAGTGAGGGACAACCATTTAAGGGCGGTTGGATAATCATTGAGGCGGAAACAATAGAGCAAGCGTGCAAGATTTTCAGAGCGATGTATCAATACAAGGAAACTAACGATACACTGTTAAAATTCTGCTCAATATACACAGAAGAAGGCTTTAAGCAAACAGAAATGTACAAAAGCAACGACAATCTCGGAGCAGGTTGCCACTGCAAAGTAAGTATAAAAAAAGAGACCGTATGAGCTGGCACTCGAAACGGTCAAAACTTAAATACAGATTTAATTATCTGTGTTTATATTTTAACACATAGAAAGGAAAATGTCAAATGAACATATACGAAATAGACAACGCAATGTTTTCTTTAATTGACGAAGAAACAGGCGAAATAAAGGATTACGAGGCATTTGAAGAACTACAAATGCAGAGAGAAGAAAAAATCGAAAATACAGCGTTATGGTATAAAAATCTTGTAGCCGAGAGCAAAGCTATAAGAGAAGAAGAAAAAGCACTTGCGGAACGTCGTAAGTCGTTGGAAAACAAGGCTGAAAATCTGAAGAATTTCATAAATCGAACATTGCAAGGCAATAAATTCGCTACTCCAAAAGTGGCGATAAGTTACAGAAAGTCAACGGCGATAGAGGTTGATGATGAATTTATCGACTACGCAATGAAGAACAACAACGACCTGTTGACATTCAAGCGACCAGAAGCAAACAAGACAGTTATAAAAGAAATGTTGCAAGGCGGTTTTGATATTCCGCACGCAGAGTTGGTAGAGAGAAACAATGTAAGTATAAAGTAGAGGTGGCAAAATGACTAATATGGAAATATACAACGCCGTCAGAACAGTACCCGAAAATGCGAAGAAACCTATTTACGCAGGTAGATTGAAAGGTATGACAGATATAAACCCCATGTGGAGAATACAGGCTCTTACAGAACAGTTCGGACCTGTCGGAATAGGTTGGTACTACAAAACGGTACGCAAATGGGTAGAAGAAGGTGCAGACGGTGTAAAATGTGCCTTTGTAGATATTGAGTTATACATAAAGCATAACAACGAATGGAGTATGCCTATCGAAGGTACAGGCGGTAATTCATTCGTAGCAAAAGAAAAAAGTGGTTTATATACATCGGACGAGGCTTTTAAAATGGCTCTGACAGACGCTATATCGGTAGCTTGTAAGGCGTTGGGGTTTGGTGCTGATGTATATTGGCAAGCCGGTAGAAGTAAATACAATCCAACTCCGACTAGGAATGGAACACAGTCCAAAGCACCCTCACAAGAAGTGTATATCAGCGAAACGCAGATAAAAAAAATACAAAATATCTTGCGTGTGTTCCCAAAAGCAAATAGAGAAACAACGCTCAACATTTTATTAAATGAATTCGGCGCAAAAGAATTAACCGAATTACCACAAGGAAAGTATGTGTTGTTTTTTAATAGATTGGTTGACAGCGCTAACGTCGTTATAAAAAAATCGTTGCAAGGTTTTGTAAAGAACTTTGCAAGCCGAGCAGGCAAGACAGAGGAAGAGATAAGAGAGTTGCTAAAAACTGCATTAGGCAAGGATATTGACGAAGTAGAACTTGCCGAATATCCTCAATACGCAAAGAACGCAAAACAAATGGCAGAAGATTATAAGGTAGAAAATAATGAACAAGCAGATATTCAATAAAGAGAGCGGTATTAAGGCGGTAGCGTGGCTATCGTCCTTAATATCAGCTTTAGAGGATGGCAAAGAATATGTTGTCGAGGTCAAACAGTACAGGAAAAAGAGGTCACTTGACGCAAATGCTTACTGTTGGGTACTGATAGATAAATTGGCAGAAAAGCTAAATGTCAGTAAAACAGAGGTATACCGCCGAGAGATAAAAGAAATAGGTGGTAACAGTGAGATAGTATGTGCGCCTACAAAAGCCGTCAACAAACTATGCGAGGGTTGGAAACATAGCGGCTTAGGGTGGCAGGCAGAAACGCTTGAAAGCAAACTTAAAGGTTGCACAAACGTTGTTCTATACTATGGTTCATCATCATACGACACAAAGCAAATGTCGATGTTGATTGATAATATCGTGCAGGACTGCAAGGCACTGGGTATCGAAACAATGACGCCGAGAGAATTACAGGTGTTAAAGGACGGGTGGAAGCAATGAAGAAGTGTTTTCTATGTGGTAGAAACGGAAACGGTGACAGATTAGAACGACACCATATATTCGGAGGAAGTAACCGAAAATACTCTGAAAAATACGGATTGGTAGTTTACCTATGTGGCGAACGTTGTCACCGTAACGGCGAATACAGTGCACACAGAAACAGTGATATAGCTGATTATTTGCACCGATATGGTCAAGAAAAAGCTATGAAAGAGAATAATTGGACTGAAGAACAGTTTAGAGAAATTTTTGGGAGGAGTTATTTATGAAAGTAGTAGTTTATGAAAATGGAAAAGTAGTGAATACATTCGAGGGTAACGATATTTATGTTGCTTGCGGTCGACGATTATTTGCGACCTATGATATGAACTGCGGGTATTATACTCGTACAGACAATATAAAACTTCGGAAATGTATGTTAAAAGGAGCATTAAGGGATATAAAGAGAACGTTAAAAAACATTAAATAGAGGAGTATGTTTAAATGAATAAAGTTATATTAATGGGACGTCTTACAAAAGACCCAGAATTAAGGCAATCACAAAACGGCATTTCAGTTGCAAGATTTACAATCGCCGTAAACCGTAGATTTGCAAAAGACGGTCAGCAACAAGCCGATTTTATTAACTGCGTTGCTTGGCGTCAGACAGGCGAATTTATCGCAAAATACTTTGAAAAAGGTAGTATGATTGCAGTAACCGGAAGTATTCAAACGAGAACTTGGGACGGTAATGACGGCAAAAAGCAATATGCAACGGAAGTAAACGTAAACGAGGCATACTTCACAGGCAGTAAGTCAGAAAGCGGTACAAAGGGGAATAACACCGATTTTTCAGATAGCAGTATTGATGATTTAAACAGTCAATTCGGCGATGATTTCGCTACTATCGGTGGTGATGAGGACGACGATTTGCCGTTTTAATTAAAATGAAAGGGAGCAGACAGTATGACATATATTGAAATACTTAATGCGTTTTGGAATTGGCGTAGGTTTAATGTAATTTCACATTCGGCGGCGGACTTGTTTTTTTGTCTTTTGGACTTTGCAAACGCTACTAAATGGGAAGATAAAATTACGATACCCAATTCACGCATAACAGGTAAGATAGATATTTCAGAAAAAAGCCTTTTCAATGCAAGAAACATATTAATTCAATGTGAATTGATAGATTACAAAAACGGCAAAAAAGGACAAGCCGGAACATATCAAATAAACCTAACCACCCTACATAATTTCATCAATAGGGGAAGTAATGTAGGGAGTAATCAAGGGAGCAATAGCGGAGTAATCAAGGGAGCAATAGCGGAGCAATCAGGGGAACATAATAAAGAGAAAGATAAAGAGAAAGAGAAAGACAAGAGTGGTAGAAGTAGAAAAGAAACACTTCCGCTACTGCCCGAGAAAATAGTCAAGGCGTATCAGAATAACATAGCACCTTTGACACCGATTACTGTACAAGCCTTAGGTGATTGGTTAAATGACGTGTCGGAGGACGTTGTTATATACGCAATCGAGGAAGCCGTAAAGAATAACAAGCGTAATTACAGGTACATAGAGGCTATATTGCGTAATCACTTCAATGCGGGACGTACCACTCTTGCGGAGGTGAAAGGTGCAAAGAAAACATACAACAAAGGGAATGAACAAAGCGTATATGATGATAACGGTCTTGACTATGACGAGATGGAAAAATTAATGAGGGAGAGAATGTAATGGTTATATTGGCAATAGACCCCGGTAATGCACAAAGCGGTTGGTGTGTTATTGACAGAGAAACAATGAAACCGCAAGATTTTGGAAAGACCGATAACAACGAATTGTTAGACAGTTTTGAACGTCTGATAAGAGTATATCAAGTAGACGCTGTTGTTATTGAAATGGTGGCGTGTTACGGTATGCCGGTTGGGTGTGAAGTGTTTGAAACGTGCGTGTGGATTGGCAGATTTACAGAAAAATCAAAGCAATTACAAAAGGACGTTCAATACATAACACGCAAAGACGAAAAAATTAACATCTGTCACAGTATGAAAGCCAACGACGCAACTATTCGCAGGGCTTTGATAGACAGATTTGCAAAGCACGACCTAAAGAACGGAAAAGGGACAAAGAAATGTCCCGATTGGTTTTATGGATTTAAGAGTGACATTTGGGCGGCTTATGCAGTGGGTATAACGTGGATTGATATGGAGGAAAACGATGATAATTAAACAAGACAGAGAAAATTTTCATATGTTGAATTTTTTGGACAAGTTTATGATGGGACATAAAGGATACATAGCGGGCGGCTGTTTTAAAAACATTTTCAACGGTGAAAAGATAAAAGACATAGATATATTTTTTTGATAACGAGGAAGAATTTTATTGCGCCGTGGAATACTTCGACCGTCAGACAGAAGGATATACAGGCGATAACGCATTGACAGTGCAATATAATTTTTACTACGAAAACGACAATGTCAAGGCATATAAGCATATAGACAGTGGGTTGGTATTGGAGTTATGTCGTAAAAATTTCAATGACGCAAAGTCGATGTTAGAAAATTTTGATTTTACTATATCAAAGTTTGCATATTTCAAAGAAGAAGTAACGGAGGACGACGGAAAACATATTGAATATAAAGTAATGTACGACGATAAGTTTTTTGAACACCTACATACAAAACGATTGGTAGTCGATGACAAAATACTGTTCCCAATGTCAACATTTGAGCGAATGATACGATATATCAAATATGGATATATGCCGTGCAGAGAAACAAAATTGAAGATAGCAACAGCAATACACGAAACAAATATTGATGATATTTCGGTCAACAAAAGTTTGTATGAGGGTATGGATTAATTTATTTTTAGGAGGAATAAGAAAATGAACGAAAAAAAAGAAATAACAAAGATATTAATGGAATTAGGTACACCATGTCATTTGGCAGGCTATGACCTAATCAGACAAGCCGTTGTGATAATGTTAAACAACGAAAAAATAAAGCAAACGGATATATATAGACAGTTGGCAGAAAATGTTGGCAAAACACAAAGTCAGGTGGAACGAAATATTCGCCACACAATAGAGGTGACGTTTTATAATATTCGCCCCGAAATGGCTAAAAAATACTTTGGCAACAGTGTTGGTTACAACAAAGTTAAGCCGTGCAACGCGCAGTTCCTCGCTACAATCGCGGAACACACGAAGAACAAAGAGTTATACACAGAATAGGGGGATAGAAAATGACTATTAAATTACCAATGGGCGTGGAAATAGAAATGAATACGTGTTTGCCGTATGATTTCGATGATATTATTCGAAAGATATTCAAAGAATATTTAGGCGAAGCAAAAACAGAAAATTTAGCGTTTGATAAATTAAATTTTATAGACCTCTGTATTGCTTCAATTCGCAATTCAAAATGTGCGGAGGAGGCAGTTCAAGATATAATGCTCAAGCAAACAGAATACAGATTAAAAATACTTGATGAACTTCCGGAAAAAAGTTCGTTCTTGAACATGAACTTTATGGTTTACTGTTATGAAACAGGTAGAGAAAATGCGGAACTGCATACTGAATATAGCAGTAATTACATAGAAAATGAAACTATTATGAAAGTGGTTATAAGAATTATAAAAGTGGTTAGTGATTTTGAGGAGGAAGAAAATGGCGAAGAAAAAGAGAATTAAAATCGGTGCTATGTACCGAGAATACGGCGAAATGGAAGGAGCATTGTGCCGTGACTGTTGCAATTTTATAACGATAACAGCCGACGGAAAACGTCATTGCAAATGCAGGGCGTACGGCATAACGAGAGAGGCTAATACAAACTGGTACGGCAAATATGAGGCGTGCGGATTGTATAACACACCGGTCGATAAAAAGTATAAACCGATATTTGAAGGAGGAAATGAGTAATGAATACACCATTAATTAAACCGAGTTTGATTTATTTAATTAATTTGTGCGACAATTTCAAAACTGCATTGTTTATAGTTATGCTTGTAGTGGGATTTGCTGCAGCTGTTAGTCTTTATGAATATCTTAACGAAGAAGAGGAACGACGATACTTTAGTAAGCGGTTTAAAATACTCATTGTCGCATTGATAAGTAGCTTAGCGGTGAATATCGCATTACCAAGCGAGAAAACTTGTTACACAATGCTTGTCAGTTCACAACTAACACCGCAGAACATCCAAAGCGTCGGTAATGATTTGAAGTCTGCGGTAGATTACATATTTGAGAAGATAAATGAGTTGGAGGAATAGAAAATGTATAATGAATTAAAGCCGTGTCCATTCTGCGGAGGCGAGGCGGAATTATATCAATCATATTGTGGCTATTATCAGATAGAATGTCACCAATGCAGTGCAAGAAGTTGCACGGCAGTAGAAAAAGAGAGCGTAATAAGCAACTGGAATATGCGTTCAACAACAGAAAGAAAATCAAAGACTATGACGCTTGATGAGGCGATAGAACATTGCAAAGAAGTCGCAACTAAAAATTGTTCGGAATGTGCAGAAGAACACAAGCAACTTGCAAATTGGTTACGCACGCTAAAGTATTTAGAAGAAAACGCGGTTATGCCGATACACAAAAAGCAAGATTGGTTAGACATAGCGGAACACTACGGTATTAAACAAATTCCGGTAGCGATTGAAGAAATGGCTGAATTAACACAAGTGTTGACTAAGTATTTGAGAATATCGCAAGGCGGTCAGTTTGTACTAAAATTAATGTTCGAAGTTCAAGACAGCATAGAGGAAGAATTATCGGACGTAATTGTAATGATGATACAGTTGCAATATTTATTTAACATTGACAATGACACAATAAACAAAATTGCAGACGAAAAACTGAAAAGAACGTTAAAATTAATGGAGGAACAAAAATGAAGTTTAGAACAAAACCGTGTGAAATTGAGGCAGTACAATGGGAAGGGCATAACCTTGATGAAATTATAAAATTTACAAATGGATTAGAAAAACATATTATCCGTGTAGAGGGCTTAGAGCCTGTTATATTTATATCAACATTAGAAGGTGATATGAAGGCAAGCGTCGGCGATTACATCATCAGAGGACTACGAGGGGAATATTACCCATGTAAGCCTGATGTGTTCCACGCGAAGTACGAGCCGTGCGAATAAGAGGTGACGATATGAGAACTGAACAATTTGAAAATATCATAAACAAACGCATAGAAACGTGTAAAAGCGTTCTATGCAGTAAAGCAGAAGAATATGCAACCGATGATAGATTACATAATTTCAAAGTGGCAGGTAAATTGCAGAAATGCACAGCAGTTAAAGCGTTAGGTGGTATGATGGCAAAGCATACTGTCAGCGTGTACGATTTGATAGATGATTACGACACAGGTGTTTCAATATCAAAAGCTATGTGGTGTGAGAAGATAGGCGACAGTATCAATTATTTGTTGTTGCTTACGGCATTGTTGGAGGAGGATCTAAAAGATGACAATTAAAGATATATATAATTTAATGGATATGTGCAGACGCTTTAAGTTTGAAAGTTCCGATACAAGCGGAAAAAGTCCCGAAGAAGTTAGAGCGTATGCAGAGGGATATATCCGTTGCAAAAGTTGCGTTATGGCAGTATTAAGCACAATGAAAGACAGAATGGAAAGAGCAAACGAGCCTACAAAGGTGTTAATCGAAGATTGCGATTTCTCTGTGCGTACACATAACTGCTTGAAACATGCCGGAATGAAAACACTCGGTGACATCAAGAGTGTTGAGCAGTTGCAGAATGTAAGAAATTTAGGCAAAAGATGTGTAGGTGAAGTGATTGACAAACTAAGAGAATACGACATTGAACTACCGGAAAGTGAGGGACAAAAATGAATTTGATAAAGTGGATTAAGAAAAGAAAACAAGAAGAATTAAAAAACAAGTTTTATAACTATATAGAAAATGCAAAGCACAATATAAAAATAGCAATAAACAGTGATGTGGCGGAGTTTTGGTATGCAAAAGCGCTCGGAGCATTGGATTTAACCGGAAACATAGGTATGATAGACTTTTACGAACAAATTAAGATAGGAAATGAGGTTAGGATTATACGGAGGAATAATAAATGAAAAGAAGATTTATAAAAATAATTGGAATATTGATGATGTTTTGCATAGCAGTAATGCTGACGGCGTGTTCGGAGGCGGAAATGGTAAACTACAATATGTCAAAACAGGCAGACTATTTTGAATGCGAACGAAAAATCACCGTTTACAATGCACGAACAGATAATATCGTGCTTGAGGCGGAGGGATATATGAGTATATCCAATAATACAACTAACGAATTGGTGATAACTGTTAAAACGGGTGAGAATTCGTATAAGAAAAACTATGTGTATTTAAACGAATACACAATGTATGCAGTTGAAGATATTACAGGGACACATACAGACCCATATCATTACAAATTGTATTGGCACACGCACGAGGGTGTGAGCGTTGAGGTGAAATAAAATTAAGGAGGAAAAGTAATGCAAGTAGAGTTGAAAGTGAACGATAAAAGCGTTCGAGTTGAAATGACGGAGGAACAGTTGAAAGAGCTGGGATTGATTGAGGAACAACGAACAGGATATGAGAGGGTTAAAAAAGGTGAAATGTATTATCTTGTCGATATATACAATAATATAATGAGAGTTACAGAAGATAATGACCAAGGTGATAAGCAATGTTATAGCACAGGAAACTATTACAGCAACAAGATGATTGCCGAGAACAATGCTCGTGCAGACAGATTACTCCGTCAACTAAGACGATGGCAGGCACAAAATGACGAGCCTATTTCAGTAGAAGATTGGAACAATGAAAGTAAAAAGAAGTGGTTTATTATATATAGTTATAGTTCTGAAGAAATGTACGCAGAGTATTATTATATTATGCGATTACCTAATACAATATATTTCGCCACCAAAGAAAAAGCCGAAGAAGCTATTGAAGTATTCAGAGATGAACTGCTATGGTATTTTACCGAGTATGTTCAGAGATTAGACGAGGTGCAAAATGGCTAAAGAACAATTATGTTGGGCGTGTCAGAAAGCTTGCGGCGATTGCTCGTGGAGCAGTTGCTTTCAACCTGTGGAGGGTTGGACTGCTGAAAAGGTACACCGCAAGACATACGATTCGTATAGAATAACAAAGTGTCCGGAGTATGTACCGGATAAACCAAGCAATTCTGAAAACAAGAAAAAGACACGAGTAACCAACAAAGAATTAGATACAATGAAAAGATTAAGAGATGATGGTCTATCATATTTTGAAATAGCAAAGATTGTGGACAGAAACCCTGACGTGGTTAGGGTGAATTTGGTGAGGTGTTGATATGGATAAAACAGCGAAGAAGTTAAAGCAGAAACGCAGAGCCGAACGTGAAAAAGCATTAAACGCAATACGCCAAGAACAAGAAAAGGAATTGTTAAAGCGATTTGAGGTAGTAGCAAAGAAACACGGTATCAAAAAGTTTAACAAAAAGCAAGCGTTACTGTCATACAAATTAGTTGAGGACGAGGCGATAAGCGACGGAACGATATACACTATAATGTTTGTGGCGTGGTATTTACATATCAAATATGGCTACAACTATATCCGAATAGCGCAATTCATTGACGCAGTTAATTATTATTCCAAAAGTACCGTAGAGAATAAACGTGATACTGAAAAATTGATTGATGAAATGAAACGCGAATGCCAATTTGATTATGTGGAATTGATGAGCGACTTTGACCCATTAAAAATTAAAACAGATACATCAGCGGAGGATAAGCTAAAAATGGCAGTCTGTAAAATGCAAGCAATATTACCTGTGACGCTGTATGTGTTGTATTTCAAAATGGGTTGGAAGAAAAAGAGAATGAACGCTGTCGGTGAAACGGCAAAACAAGTAATGAAAGAAATACCAAAAGGGAAGTTAAAGGAAATCAGAGAAGTATTGCGTAATGATTGTGGTATGGTGTTTTACAGCAACGGTTGGATAGATTATCTGAAAGCGAAAGAGTAGGAGGACAGGAGATTGACAGAGTTCAGGTTTTCGAGAACGTTAGACAAATTGGGGATAAGCTATAACACGCAAGGATTGATATATTTCCTGTGTGTTAATGCTAAACGATTGCCGGAGCAAGATAAGGCAGTGCTGAATATGTGTCTTGAGGTCGCAGGAGAGGATTATCAGGCACTATATAAATTTCTGACAGACAGCTCCGTCAATCACGTCTACATACAAATGCAATACGGATTGCATCCAAAACGATTATTCAATCTAAAACGCGAATTCTATAAACGGTTTCGGTATAACTTAACTCACTTTGACTTGCGGTAGAAAATGTGATATAATATACATGCTCACTTGAGAGATATTATATTTTTTCATTTATTCCTAAAAAAGACGGTTACCAAACGGCAACCGTCTTTTTTGTTATGCGTTTTCAATCAGTCTTTCAATAACCTGACTGATATTTTCGCGTCTTTCGAGAGCAAGTGACTGAAGCTTTTTCTTAGCTCCTGCCGATAACGTTATTGTTGTTCGGTAGGTGTCGCCCTCCGACACTTCACCGAAGTATTGCTCATAAACTTCCGGTGAGGCGTGTTCTTCGGCAAACGCCTTTGCGTCATTTTCCGAAAGTGGAACAATTCGCTCGCCCGAAGTCCACATATTACCGTTGGCTTCGGCATAAGCCGTTCTTGCACCGCCGTAGCCATACAAGAAAAACTCTCCGGTACGCTTTATATATAGTTGCTCACAAAGGGCGTCAAAGTCGCCCCAAGGCAATCCGTTGGAGTATCCGCACACTTCCTGTGCGGTGTCTGTGTCGTACTTACGACCCTTAATTATTTTTTGCATTTTAAATTCCTCCTATTAATTAAATTTGATTTTATCATTGATAAAATCTTCTACATTATTGGTTCTAAAGTCCTCTGTTGGAAAACATCCTTCTCCATTTCCGCGTCTATATCCAACTACTGGTTCTTCCCAGCCTGTTACCTCAACCCAATATGATGTACTGTCATTATCCATTGCAGGTATACCGAAACAAAGTGTCCCATTTGGTTCAGGGTATCTTGGTGGTATAGTGTAGTCTGTCTTTGATGTTATTAATTCGATAAGAGCCTTACCGCTTTCGGTAAACACTCTTTCATATTTTGCCACCTCTATTGATAGAGGTTCTCTATATTCTTTCGTTTCAATCTTCCTTTCTTGTCTTGTTATCATATTGCACCTCTGCATTGCACCAACGCACCGAAATGCGTCGGAATTGCGTTTTTATAGCTCTTTTTCAATTTCAGCGATGATGTCTACATATTCTAATACTTCGTCTGCTGATAATTCATAGCTGTCATTTTCCCAAGAACTATCATCTTCAATAGTTCTTAAAAATTCTTCAGCTTTTTCAGTTTTTTCGTCATCATCATCACAGTCAGCTAAATTCGGGAACCATTCTTTCTCTGTGACGTATCTGCAACATCCTTCTTCGTCAACGCTAATGATAATGTCGTATGCGTTTGTTTCTCCGTAAATTAATCTCTTTTTCATAATTAATCTTCCTTTCTTGCCTTTCGGCTGACCTCTTTTGTTATTTTCTGATTATAGTATAGCAAACTTTTATGTCAAAGTCAATACTTTTATGCCAAAGTTAAATAAGATTATGAAAAGTGTACATATATTCCTATGGTGATTTATGCAATATGTACAAAATGCAAAAATATTAAAATTGGAAAATAGTGTGGGGGATAGATTTGATTTACTACATATAGTAGGTAGAACCGTCGTGAGGACGGTGGGTTAATATTTCACTGATTGTCGGTGGGGACGGAAATATTAAATTCGTGAAAAAGGGGGTGTCAGCCATCGCAAAACAGAGAACATATACAGACGCCGACCGCGAGCAGGCATTTGCGGAATACACGGTATTGGGAAATTGGGAATTAGTATCACGCAAAATGGGTATTCCCGTAAACACATTAAAATCGTGGTGGCGACGACATCCGCCTGATATGGACGAATATGCAGAAAAACGGCGAGAGGTCCGCGAGGGTTTCATCGAAACGGCGAGCAGAGCTATTGAAAACGGTGCAGAACTGATTAACAGGCGTATGGAATTGGCATTAAAACACCAGCGTGAATTGGAAGAACTGATGAACGATATTCCGGCTGATGAAATGACGGCAACGCAAAAACAGGAATTGCGAGCAAAGATACGGTCATTGGAACTGCACAAGTTGTCTGAAATCAGTACGGCGGTCAATACGTTGTATGACAAACGTGCATTAGCACAGGGACAATCGACTGAAAATACGACGATTGAAATTAAAATGCCACAGGACGTGATGAAATATGCAGAATAGTCTGAAATTAGACCTATCACGCACAAATCCGAAGCAGGAACAGTTTTTCACCGCACATAACCGAATGATTATGTACGGCGGAGCGAGAGGTGGAGGTAAGTCATGGGCGGTCAGAATGAAAGCAGTGCTGTTGGCTATCAGATATGCGGGTATAAAAATGTTATTTCTGCGACGGACATACAGGGATTTGGAGCGTAACCACGTTCGTGAACTGGAGCCGTTGCTAAAAGGCGTTGCGAGATACAGCAAACAGGAAAAGTGTTTCTATTTCAATAACGGTTCACTGTTGGAAATGGGGTATTGCGACAGTGAGAGCGACGTTAATCAATATCAGGGTATCGAGTATGACGTCATTTTTATGGACGAGGCTACGCAATTCACCGAATATCAGTATTCAACATTGACGGCGTGTATCAGAGGTGCTAATTCGTTTCCTAAACGTATGTATCTGACGTGTAACCCCGGCGGTGTCGGTCACGAATGGGTAAAACGTCTGTTTGTATCACGAAAATACAGGAATGCAGAAAATCCTAACGATTATATGTTCATTCCTGCGACGGTGTTTGATAATGAGGTGCTATTGGAAACAGATACAGGCTATGTTGATATGTTAAATAATCTGCCCGACGGACTGCGAGAGGCGTGGCGTGACGGTAGTTGGGATTTGCTCGAAGGGCGCTATTTCGATGAATTTGACAGGTCGATACATATTGTTAAACCGTTTCAAATTCCTGAACATTGGCGTAAATATCGTGGTATGGACTACGGTTTGGACTGTTTAGCGTGTGTATGGGTAGCGATTGACGAACACGGTAACTACTATGTTTACCGCGAATATGCTGAAAGCAATAAGGTGATTTCAGTCGGTGCAGGGGAAATAGTCAATCTGACGCCGACTGACGAACGGATAGAATACACCGCCGCCCCACCTGATATGTGGGGGCGAACACAAGAAAGCGGTAAGACAAAGGCGGATTTGTTCCGTGAGGGCGGTTTGCCACTGCTGAAAAGTTCAAATAACCGTGAGGCAGGTTGGTTGGCGGTCAAAGATTTATTACAGGTCAAAAACGGCAGTAGCCGATTGATGATATTCGATAACTGTATTGAATTAATCGACTGTTTAACATCACTACAACGTGATACCAAACATCCAACGGATTGTGCGACAGAACCACACGATATAACACATTTACCTGACGCGTTGCGATATTTCGTGTTGCAATTCACATCACCGTCAAAGCCACCAAAAGAGGAAAAGACAGCGGTACAAAAGTACAGAGAGAAAGCATTAAAAGGCAGATTAGAAAAAAGGAGGAGCTATTTCTAATGAAAATCAAGAAGATAAAGAGAAAATGTGAAGTCAGAGGGTGCAAAAATACCGATACATATTCACTGACAAATACAAACGAATTCGGTAACAGTGTCATTATCTGCGAAGAATGTTTAAAAAAGGCGGTTAAAGCTGTTGCGGAATACGACCCATCAGCAGAGAAAAAGACGGTATCAGTACCACCGCCACCACTATTTTTCCACGGTGGAATAGAGAAAACAGCTAAAAACGTGGAAGAAACAGCGGAAACAAAGCCTATTCCATATACAAAAGAGTATTTGGACAGTGTTAAATACAACGATTTGAAAAAAATCGCAAAGGAAATGGGTATCAACGCAAACGCCGACAAAGAAACGTTGATTGAAAGCATTTTACAAGCTGATTAAGGGGGAATGGCTATGAATGTAACAGGGTTTCTGCTATGCGTTATAGCTATTCAGACACTAACCATAGTAGGAATGTCAATAGTGCAACATATCGAACGAAAAGACCTGTATAACAGGTTGATGTGCAGAAATATGACCGAATACAACAACATCAAAGCCGATGAGCCAAAGCAACCTATCAGCAGGCATAAAGCCGTTTTGAATAGATGGCGCAAGAGCGACGTAAAGGTTGGTGATGAATAATGAATTTAAGATATTCACCTGTATTGCAGGGCATAAAGGCGAGTGTTAAGAGTATGTTTTCACCGCCTAACAGTGAAAGCGCAGATGATGAAGAAGTTGACAGAGCGATTGACACCGACGACGACGGAAATCAGCTGTACAAAGAAGATATTATCGCAAATATTCACGAAGAATTAGAGAAACGCCGTTCAGCACGTTCAGCATTGGAAACACAATGGCATTTAAACGCTAATTTTTTAGTCGGTAATCAGTATTGCGATTTTAACCCATACAGTCGCGAAATCGAACAGTTGGAGCCTGTATACGATTGGTTGGAACGTGAAACGTTTAATCAGATTGCACCGTTAATAGATACGCGAATAGCTAATCTGAAAAAAATTAACTATCGAATGAAAGTCAATCCACGTACAAATGAGTTGGAGGACTACGCGAAAGCTGAAACATCTACAACGATATTACAGTATTTGCAGACTTCAAGCGATTTTGACACCAAAAAGAACACTGCGATACAGTGGAATGAATTGTGCGGTAACTGTTTTTGGTTATCGTGGTGGGATAAGGACAAGGGTGAGAAATACGCCACCGAAAAAGTCGTTACGGTTGATGATGAAGGCAATGAACAAAAGTTTGAACAAGCGTTTTACCAAGGTGATTTGGAGTACGGACTGATAACGCCGTACGAAGTGTTCCCTGAAAGCATTTTCAAAGAAGGTGTAGAGGCGCAGCGTTCAATTATTTTGGAGCAGGTAAAGACCAAAGAGGAAATATACGACCTATACGGTATCAAAGTTGAGGGTACAACGGTTGAAACATTTGAACTAACACCTGTTGTTGCCGGAGGCGGTTTCGGTTACGAGAATACCGTCACAACATTAGGTACACGTTCGGTAGATAACGCCGCAAAAGTGATTACGTATTTTGAACGTCCGACAAAACATAGACCGGACGGAAGAATGATAATCATTGTCGGTGACGAACATTTGGTTTACTACGGTCCGCTACCGTATTCACGCATACCATTAACACAAATGATGTGTCGCGAATCGGCAGGACAGTTTTTTGGAAAATCAATAATTGAAGATTTGATACCACGTCAAAGGGCGTATAACGGCTGTCTGAACCGAATACACGAATACATCAAACGCATTGCAATACAGGGTTTCTACACCGAGGAAGGCAGTATCGACATCGAAGAATTTGAACAAAACGGTGCGGCACCGGGTGCAATGTTGGTATACAGACAGGGAACAAAGCCGCCGACACCTATTCCGAATGGCAATTTGCCGTCAGAGATTATGACAGAACGATACAATCTGAAAAGCGATATGGAATATGTAGCAGGTGTATCACAGCTGATGATGAACGGTGCAACGCCTGCAGGCGTAACGTCAGGTACAGCTATACAGAACCTTGTTGACATAGACAATACACGTCTATCACTGACAGGCGACCATATCCGAAACAGTATCAAAAATTTGGCGGTAATGTGGCTTGAAATCTATAAAAAATACGCTAATACGCGACGTGTGCTGAATTGCACAGGTAAAAATCGTATCGGTAATGCAATCATATGGAATAGCGACGATATTAACAGCTATGACGTTGAATACGTCACTGAAAACGAACTACTGATGTCGGAAGAAGTGCAAAAGGAACGTTTCTTCGACGCGTACAAAATGGGGCTGTTTACCGACGCAAACGGTCAGATACCTGAACGTGTAAAACAGAGGGCACTGGAGTTTATGAAAGTAGGCAATTACACCGAAATAATGAACATCAATGCACTGCAAATACAGGCGGCACAACGTGAAAACGTATTTTTTGAGCAGGGTGCAGTGCCGAGAGTATCAGAGTTTGACGACCACGATATACACATAGACGAACACCTGCGGTATATCTTGCAGTTGGATTTTCAGCTGTTAAAACTGAAAAAGCCTGAGTATGCAAAAGCATTAGAGGACCATATCAGACTACATAAACAGGCGCAGACACAAGACCAACAGCAGAATGTAATTGCTATGTTGGCACAACAACAAGGACAAAGATAGGAGGATATACATAATGGATAATTTCTACGACGCAAGACGAGCGACCGAAGATATGTTCGACGGTCAAACGGTGTTAGGGGAAGATAGTACCCCTCAAGACACCTCACAAGATACCCCTCAAGAACAGCAAGAGGGACAAGTACAAGAGGAACAACCGCAAGAACAGGTACAAGAACAACCGCCGCAAGAGAATAATGCAGTTGATGAGGCGGCAAATGTAGCACAGGCGGCGGCACAAGCGGCGGCACAACGTGAACAAGATTATCAACGCATAATGGCAGAAAATGAACAGCTAAGACAGACAAATAACGAATTGCAACAGACTATAACACAGCAATCACAGCAACGTGAGCAAGCGATTATAGAGGACGCAATGCAAATGCCGATGTTGGATGTAAACCGTTTAGCATTCGAGGACGATGAAACTGTTCAGCAAATGCAACAGGACTATGCAAACGCAATGCAAAAATACGTCACACAGCAAGTGCTAAAAGACGTTGAACCTGCCTTGCAATACGCAAAGGACGGTATGCGTGAGAAGGAAAAAAGGGAAATGCTTGAGGCGTTCAAAGGTGTAGATGAACTGAAAGGTATTAACGATATGTTGCCACAACTTGACTACATTATCGAACACAACAAGTGGTTAGCTAACGACGATATACCTATGGACGAAAAGTATTTGACGGCGTATATGATTGCAAACGGCGTAAATTCTGCGAATACACCGCCACCGTCAGACCCAACAGCAGAAGAATTGATGAAATACTACGACAGCAATCCTGAATTTCAACAAATGATTGAAAAAAAGAGATTGGACGACATTAAACAAAGTCAGCAAGTGCCTGCAATGTCAGCGTCAAACGGCGCTGTAAACGCGGCATTAACAATAAAAGAAAAACCAACAACTTGGGACGACGCCTCCAAAAGAACACGAAATATGTTCAGAGAGAGATAACGTACCCACAAATGACAAAAGAGGGAGATACTTAAATGGGAAGAGAACAAAACTTAAAAACTATTGAAGAGGCTCTAAAATCTAACTACTTACCGGTATGGAATAACCTACTCGGTATCGAGCCTACACCACTACTATCAAAAATCAAGAAAAAGCCATTGGTAGCAAATGAGATTGTTGCGTCAGCTCCAATCGGTCTATCAGGCGGTTTTGGCTACGGCGAAGAAGGACTTGCGACACCTGAAGCAGGCAACGTTATGTTCAAGCGTTTCAGAACATACGCAAAAGATATGTATACAAACGTTGAGTTGTCAATCAAAGCTGTACAACTTACAGGCAAGGACGGCTCTATGGCAAACGCGCTTGACACAGAAGTTAAGGCGGCGTACGAAACAGCAAAATGGAATGTCGGACGTTCACTATTCGGCAATGGTACAGGTGCATTAACAAAGGTTGTTAAACAGACAACTCCGACAACGAAAGTTGAAGTAACTGACATTAAGTATGTCAAGGAAGGTTTGATTGTAGACTTTTATCCGACCTCGGCTACAACACCGAACGACGTGGTTGCTAAACAGCTACGAATTAAGGCAATTAACCGTACAAAGAACAGCAACGGTAACTATGAGATTATCCTTGACAAAGCACCTACAACAGCACTTGTTGACGGCTTTATGACGGTGCAGAACTCATTTAACCGCGAAATCACAGGTCTTGGTGCTATCTTCGACGATGAAGTTCCGACAATTTACGGCGTAAGCAAGGCAGACAATCCGATTATCAAGCCTATTGTTATTGACGCAAATGATAATGTTGAGGACAGCATTATCACAAAGGCTCTAAGACGTGCCGAAAAGGACAAGAACTCAAAGGTTGATATGCTGTTGTGTGGTGACGAAGCGTACGACCACTACACAGAATACCTAAGAGTAAACAATATCAGAGTTGAACAGAACACCTTACAGGGTGGTTTCAAATCAATTCAGTTTGCTTTCGGCAACAGACAGGTTGATGTTGTCAACGAAATGTTCGTGCCGGATGATGAAATTTGGGGTGTTGATACATCAGCACTTGAACTACATACACAGGAATGGAAATTCGCTGACCTACAAGGCGGTGGCATTTTCAACCTAAAGGAAAATTCATCAGTTTACAGAGCGTTGCTTGCAAACTATGGTGACCTTATCTGCTCAAATCCTGGTGGTCTAATCAGAATTTACAACTGTATTTAATCTTTACGGCAAGGTAATTATATGTTGCCTTGCCGTATTTTTGCCGTTATTTTAGGCACTTGCTGAAATATTTTTTTCTGAAATGCGGTGATAGATTGGAACAAGCAGAAGTAACACTTAAAGAAATATATGAAAAAGTAAGTCTTAAAGTACCTCTTGAACAGCGACGGTTCTTTAATTTCTTTAACGACACCGTTGCAGAACTTGAAGCATTATATCCCGACTTACTGTTCAAAGAGGGTGTGCATTTTACACCAGTACACGATTTATCGGACGAAAACGTTGTATTACCACTTTATACTCCGGCAATCGTGGACAATATCTTATACCTTTGTGGTTACGACCAACAAGGTATATTCAAACAAGAATTTACACGAAAATCAAGAAATGCCTATGTGCATTATTGGAAAAATCACGCACATAACAGACGTGTACGACGAATGAGGTGGTAGAGAAGTGTTTGACAGTGGAATATCTGCAAAAGCGTTAATAGCAGAATTACAGAGTGAAGTGGACGTCGCACTTCCTATCACAAATTCGACGTATGCAACGTGGCTGAACAGTCTGCAATGGCTGTTATACAGTGCGATTATAAAAGAACAGAACGACTTGATAATTACCGAACCGCAAGAGGATGTTATACAGCTTGCAAGCCTTGATGTTTCGGATAATGAAGCACCGATACGGTTTGAAGATATATATGCGGTGTATGCAGATACAACACAATTAATAAAGACGAGTATAACAAGCGGTTTCGTATTTCCCGATTGTTTTTATAAAAAAGGTGATAATTTAGCTGTTAAAATGCAAAAAACACCTAATTTTATTAAATTAATCTATCATATCAAGCCTAAATTGATAAAAGTAAATGAAAATGACGAAATACAAGACGGTAACGTGATGATACCGATAGAATTTATCGAATTGGTAAAGTCAAAGCTAAGAGGCGAAGCATATTCACTTGAAAATGAGTACGGTCCTGCGTCAAATTGGCTCAACAATTACAATATTTTACTTGAAAATTTCAAACAATGGCTATCTGATAAAGCCCAACAATTCGGACAGTAAAGGAGAGGTTATATGGCAAAGAAACAAAACGAATTACAATTCGGACAAGTACCATTACCACAGGCACTAAAGCAATATAGCCTTTCCAAACTGAATTGGAGCGGTTTAAACAGACGGCAAGTTATAGATACAGGTGCTTTGTCTGTGGAATGCAACATTTCTACAGCCGAGGCACCTTATTTAACACCGTCGCAAAGCAGGGTAGACATATTGTCCGATATGGGACTTGAATACAAACACCCTATATCGCTATTCAGTTTTGATGATTTCCTTGTTGTTATCTATCGTGACGATACAGAATTAAAACTTGATTATCTCGTTTTGAGCGACAAGAAAAACAGTAAAGGACAAATCACAAAAGTATATACAGGTCTAATAAAAAAAGGCGTGACAGAAGAAACTGACGCGATACAGCGTAGTATGGTGCAATTCAATGTATATGAAAATGCCGTTGATGTACTTGGCGGCACATATGTAAAGAAATTGATACTGTTTCCTGACAAAGTATCTATGTTTATGAAGATTGTAGATACAGACAAAGACCCTACTACATTTGACAAGCAGGCAGTTAAGGACGGCAATGCCGATATTGATGTTATGTATTGTCAAAAAGAAAGTAGTGGCAAAAAAACTTACTATGTTTGGAATGGGGCGATAGGCAGATTTACTTTGACAGGTGGTGTGAACTACTTTAAAACAAGCAATTTGGACGTTGAAATAAAAAAATACTACAATGACGGATATACTCAGACGAAAGACGAGTATTACAATGACGGTTACAGAAAGTCAAGTAAACAAACGTATAATGACGGTTACAAAAAGACGGAATATAACAAAGACAGTAGCAAAAAAGCAAGGTTTTATGACGGATACCAAAAGCAATGGTCGGGTAGTTATAACGAGAACGATGGAATTGTGTACTATCAGCGACAAGGAACGTGTTCACCATATACTTACATAACGGTTACTGATTTGAAGAATGGTGATAGTGTAGCAGGCTTATATATAAGGGCATTTTCACCTTTAAAACAAATGACTAATGTAGCTTTTTACGAACGTACAGGTACGTCATTCCCTTACACATATACAAGAGTATACGCAGAACTTGATTATAATTCAGACATAAGTAATTACTATGAAAAGGTTTCTGATAGCACAGGTACGGTTCAAACCAAACTATACGTAAGAAAAGCTGATGATAACGGTACGATAATACCGTATGAGTATGAGGAAGTAACTGATATTGCATACGGTACGAATATAACCGATTATTACGAAAAGATAAGCGACAAAGAAGTTACGGCAAAAGCATATTACAAAAGAACCGAAAACACCGATAAGGATAGCACCGATAAATACAAATACGAATTGATTAAAAATCTTGAAAACGGCAAGAAAGTATCAAAGTATTATGAATTTACCGAAAACTATGCACCGCCTGAGGGGAGCAATAAGAGTTGCTATTGGCTTAACACTTACAATAATAAAACCTATCAATTTTGTAGCGATATAGGTGACGGAAAAAGTGGGTTTGGAATGACTGCTTCGCCGTCGTTCCCTAATCTAAAGTATGCAGTAGTGCATTTATCACGACTTTTCGGAGTTGATGAGGATAGAGTACACGTTTCAGGCTATAACGACTACACGAATTGGAACTTAGACACCGTAGCTGAAAGTAACGAAAGCAATGCGTGGAGCAGTGCCTCACAAACCAACACAAAAGCAGGCGGTAACTTTACAGGTATAACAGTGTATGACAACCACGTTGTTTGCTTTAAACGCGATTTTATGCACGAAATATACAACAGTAAAAATCCGTTCAGATTGGTTGACGTGTATGCGGAGGGGTCTATTGACAACAGGAGCATACAAGAGGTAAACGGCAAACTGATATTTGCGTCAGATGATGAAATCAAGGTGTATACAGGCTCACAGCCGCGTGAGATTGGCTATAATCTTGGAATTGACGAGTTCGAAAGTGCTGTATCGGGCAGTGACGGAAGAAACTATTACTTGTATTGTACAGACAGGCAAGGCGAAATGTATCTGTTTGTGTATGACACAATGGTCGGTCAATGGTCGCAACAAGTGATTAATAGTGAAGTATTAGGCTTTGCACATAACAAAAACGGTATGTATATGTTATGCAAAGACGGTGTTGTATACAAAATGGATACGAACAAATATACGGACGATTGGAGTTGTGAAACAGACTTATCAACCATACTGACATCATCATCATCAAGCACATATCAGACAGTAAATATCAAACATATAGCAAAATTTCAAATGCTTGCGTATATTGAGGGGCGTTTCAAGGTGTATGCACTGTACGACAATGAAGAATTTAACCCTGAAACATCGCAGTTGCTATATGACAGTAACGGTCGGAAAGGTATGCAAGCAATACGCTTAAAACCGCGAATGACCGCTAATTATGGCTACAAGTTACATTTTGAAGGACACGGCTATGTACGTTTCTATGAAATGGAACTCGGTATTACTCCGGGAGGTGAGTTATTTGTATCATCAAGATGATATTAACAATATGAATTACAAACAGCTTAGAGAAACGGTATCGGAATTAAACGACAATTACGTTAAGCTGAAAAGGACATTAGAGGACGCTTTAGACAACATAGACGAAAGCAACCTCGCAACCACTTTGCGAAAGAAATTAAACGGCTATGATACTCAATTCAGTGTAACGGCTGAAAAGATAGAAAGCAAAGTATCGTATGAGGACTTAGAAAACAATCTAAGTCAATATTCAACTGTATCGCAAACGGCACAAGCTATTGAAATGTCAGTAGTATCAAGTCAAGAATACACGGATAATTCAGTAGAAACATTATCTTCAACGTTCACTATGACTGCCGACGGAATATCTACAAGGGTTTCAAAGCTAAAGAAAGGTGTGGAAACACAATTTAATCAAACAGCGGAAAAGATTGAATCACTTGCATTCGAAAAAATGAATACATCAGAGGCTGTTACGGTAAAAGAAAAACCGTCCGCAAGCGATAAAACGTTGGATAAAGAAAAACTCTGCAAGTATAACAACAAATATTATTATTTCAATGATATTTTACAAGATTGGTTAGAGTATGACGAAAAAAACGGCATTAATTCTGCATTCACTCAAATATCAGGCGGATTTATATTGAACGGTTGCGTAAAGGTGAGCGGTGACCTTATAACAGAGGGAACTATTACAGGTACAGATATAGTTGGAGCAAAATTTTATAATGAGGATAAAAGGGCGTATGTGACTATTGGTAATTCAAGCGGTAATTATGGTGATTTGACATTGAAGCGAGTATCGAATGGCAAAGGACAAGAAGTTTTTCAGATTTATGATACGGGTGTTGGTATTGCTATAAAAGCTGTAGGAACGTCTTTTATAGGTTCGACTGGAAGTAAGACATACCCAAAAGGCACTTGGGATTTTTCGAAATGTACGGTAATAGGTTTACCGACAAGTACAAGTTAAGGAGGAAAATATATGTTATTTAGAATAGGTGATAACGTCGCAGTGACGTGTAAAAACCCAAACGAAACATTGTTGTTTATAAACAGAGTACCAACAGCTTGGTTATTCTCGATAGATATAGAGATATGTCAAAAGGTAAAGAGAATGATTGTTGAAGAACAAAATCTTAAAGATATAAAAATTGAATATGAAAGCGAAGATTGTACGATTGGCAGAGGAGTTGTTGATTTGCCTATGGATAGTCTGCACAGCTTTACTATCGACTATGCAAGCGGTATGGCGCACGTTGAGTTCAAAAGGGGGATAAATAATAATGTATGACAGACCAACAAACGCAGAAAAAATGGAAGAATTCGAACGAATGACAACCGGCTTCGATTATGTATATGAAGATACAGTCGGAGCGGGAAAGGTAATATATCTTAAAATGCCTGTTGTATCGGCAAATAAGAGAGGTGTGAACGATATAGGGTGGCAATGTGACGGTGACGACGTTGCTTTATATGCCACTATGTCAAGAAAACCACGCGAGACTGAACTATGGTCGGAAGTCAAAGAAAACTATGTTGTAAATAAGACTGTATCGGCGTTGAAGTTTGAAAACAAGGACACAAAGCCTTGTAATCTATGTGTAAGGGTGCGTTTAAATTAATGGGGGTGGTTAAATGAAGGGTAATGTATGTTATCAAAAGACAGACTTCGGCTCTGAAACACCTGACTTGCTTAATAAATACGTTCTGAAAATAACTCAAATAGCAGGAATATCGCTCAAAAAAGATATTTCAAAAGAGAGTTTAAGGCTTGCTTTAAGCGTTCCTACACTTGTGTCGCAACTTGTTAATGATAAAGAGTACATAACCAAATCTGAAATTGAGATTATACAAAAATCTCTTGAAGATATGGATAGCGTGTTAAACGGCAAGATTGACGATACAAACGCAAAACTTGATGATGAAATAAACACAAGGGAAATGCTTGAAAATGTGGTGAATACACTGCAAACACTGGCTCACAAGCACAGTAACAAGAATGTACTTGATACTATCACAGAAGATAGAGTAGCAATATGGGACAAGGTGAAAGACCTTGATAAATACTTTGACTATATTGATTTTAAGGCTTTTGTCGAAGAAATAGTATATGCGTATACAAACGAACTTCAAAATCTGTACACAGCAATCGGTATTACATCATACGACGGCGGTGTATTCGGTATGGAACAGTTAGGAACAGAGCTTGACGGCGGTAACTTTGACAGTGAACCTGAAAACAGTTTTGATTGCGGTGATTTTAACCCACTTGAACTGTCTGCACAAGTAACATCGGTCATTGATTGTGGAACATATTAAGGAAAGGAGGATTGATAGAATGGCAACAAGATTTATAGCAAAGCACGGTTTAAAAAGCAATATAAATAGATTAACACTTTCGGAAGGCGAAATAGCTATTGCATATAGTGATGACAAATCAGAGGCTGAAATATATGTAGGTGGAAACGACAATACACCAATCCCCGCGGCAGGTGCGTCGATGAAAACAAAAAACCAAATATTTGTCGTGTGCGACGGCGACCACGACGAATTAAAGTTACAAGCGGCAATAAGCACCGCACCATACAATAGTGTTATCTATCCTGTAGGTACAAAATGTGTTTTGACAAACGAAAATACCATACGTGGTTATGGATTGCCGGAAAGTAGCGGTAGGGCTATTATATCATTAAAAGGCAGTATGACCTTAGATGGGTCAATGTGTGATGATTTCATTTTTAAAAATACAAATCCTGCTGAAAAACAACACATTTTTCACATACCACAATCAACGACAATGAAAAATGTAAAATTCGAAGAAGATATCAAAACAGTGACATCTGATACAATTAATCCAATAGTATTATTTGCTGAAACTGAATCGGAAATAGTGTCCTGTTCATTTGTCAATATATTTAGCACTCATCAATTAGGTGTATCAACGTTTAAATTGGGTAAAGTACTATTTTTTAATAATGTTATAAATGGATTTGAGGGTGCTCCAGGAAATGTAATAACGAGAGAAATTAGCATTGCAAATTATGCAAAAATAATAGGGAACGAATTTTTAGATTTCACACAAAACAAACAGTGTTTGGGGTATATGCTTTCGGCGTCAAAAATTTTCTTTCAAGATAATTATATTGAAAATTGCGAAAATTGTATAATGTCGTTAGGTGGAAATATTATAGGAAATGTTTTTAGTTCTATTGAAAATTGTACTATTAACTGTGGTGGCGAAATTATAGGCAATACCTTCTCGTCAATATACCAAAATGAAGATACGTCATTCTTGACAAATTCGGGTAGACTAATTGGGAATCAATTTACTTCAATAAGAATTACTGGGGAATATGTTCAATTCATTGATTGTAGTAATTCTTCTATTATATCAGATAATTATATGTCTATCGCATCTATACCGGCGACAGGAAGTTGCTCATTGATAAGTGCATCTGGCAGGACATTAATCTTAAATAATAGTTTCTCTACTTCATCATCATTAGCCGACAATAACGAGTTTAATCTTTTAGATGTCGATGGTAACACAGTAATCAAAAACAATGTAACAAGTGCTAAATCTTTTGGTAGAATTGCAGATACTTGTATTGCAGAAGGAAATATAACATCGTGGAGTTAAGGAGGCTATTATGTACAAATTTTATAGTAAAAACGGGCAGGCACAATTCTATGAACACGGTGTCGAAATTGACGGCACTGTGTACGGAATACACGCCGATAGGGATATATTACGTATAAAACGCAGGATTGTCAATGATAAATTCGCTGAAACTGACGGTGATTTCGATATGGACACAGAAATTGCGAAAATTCAGCATACAGACGTTACGTTTGAACAGCCTACGGCAGAACAGTTGGAACAGATACAGGCGAAAACATACAACAGTATGACAGAATTAAAACAGCACGTTCAGTCCATTATGAACGGTGAGCTGACACAGGATGAAATCAACGCAATGCTGATGTTACAGATTGCGGAACTGAAAGCAGGTGTTGACAGTGAATAAAACATTGATACGTAAATACTATCAAATGGGTATTTACAAAGAAAAGCATTTAGATATATTCGTCAAAGCGGGATATATCACAGAGAATGAGAAAAAAGAAATTATGGAGGGTTAAAAAATGGCTAATAAAATTCAATTTAGACGTGGGCTGAGAAAGTTACTACCAACATTGTCGTTCGCTGAGCCGGCATACACAAGTGATACAAACGAGTTTTTTATCGGCACAGGCAAAGGAAATGTAAATATGAACGGTAGCTTGTGGTATACAGGCACAGCCTTAAGCGGTACGTCTGAAAACATCAACTATACATATGCAGATTGTCCGCTTGTTAAAGTGGGGGATATGTACCTTAATACCGATTATGGCTATATCTATCAGTCTACTACAGCAGGTAGCGGTGAAGACGTAAAGTGGCAATACAAAGGTACGATAAGAGGACCACAAGGCATACAAGGTGTTAAGGGCGACACAGGAGAACAAGGTCCGCAAGGCTTGAAAGGTGATACAGGCGTAAAGGGTGAAAAAGGCGATAAGGGTGAAAAAGGTGATACAGGTACACTTGAAAATAATTCAGTAGATTGGGAAAAATTGAACGGCGCTTTGCAAACAAAAATCACGGGTATTGAGGATTTGGTAAACAAACTAAATTCTATCAAGAAAGTTGATTTGAAATATACAGTCACGCAAGGACACGACGGTTACAATATAACAATAGTACCGCAAGTAAATTACACAAGCGGCGATGAAGTTACAGCTACTGCAACATATTCAACAGACAGTCAAAATCATTCTTATTTTTATATAAGTTATGACTACACAGACAATAAAATTCACGTGACTGGTGGTTGCACTATATCAGGCATTATTCCGCCACCGGATACCTATGGAGGTTTTTTGTGCTTGACATTTGAAACAGGGGCAAGTGGCAAAACAGGGGAATTTCACGGATTAATTTATAAAGGTGACGACGGAAAATCATATTTACTTTAAGAATTGGAGGAAACATAATGAACATTTGGGAAACAATCAATATATTTTGGGTTACATTGGCGTGTAACCTATTCATAAAAACTGTATTTGTTGCAGTTATGTTAGATACGGTTTTAGGGTTACTAAGGGCAATCAAAGAGAAAAAGTTTAATAGCTGTTTCGGCATTGACGGTGCAATACGAAAATTTGCAATGATTGTATCGGTTGTGGGTTTGGCTATTTTGGACAAGCTGATAGGCTTTAATATGCTACCGTTTGTGCCGGAAGAAGTGCTTAAATATATAGGCATTACGCAAGTGGGCATATGTGAGTTTTTCTGCTTGCTGTACATAATGTATGAAAGCATTTCAATACTGAAAAATATGTGCTTGTGCGGTCTGCCGATACCGAGCAAATTGCGAAATGGTATCGAAAAGTGGCTTGATACAATGACATCGGAACTTGATGGGAAGAAAGGGGAATAAATATGGATTTGAAAGAGGCTATTCAGATAGAAACTTGCAAAGATTATGAAAAAGATTTGCAAGATGAATATTATCAACTGTCAATGCGATACAAAAGATTAAAAGCAACGGTTGACAGATGGGATAAGCGAGGCTTGATAACTTCCCCTGAAAGTATACGGAGTATATATGATATGCAATTAGAGGCAATGAAAGTTTATCTTGCAATGTTGTACGCAAGAGGAGCAATAGAAGGCGTTAAATTGAAAGAGGTGTAGGAAATATGCGAATTGGAATAAATTGCGGACACACTGTAAGCGGTGAAGTTGGTTGTGGTGCAGTAGGTTACATAGACGAAAGCGTAGAGGCACGAAACGTCGGATATGCACTTGAAGATTTATTAAAAAAAGAGGGACATACAGTGTATGACTGTACAAACGATTACGCACCGACAGTAAGTTCAAATTTAAAACAGATTGTCGATATGGCAAATTCACAGCCGCTTGACTTGTTTGTATCAATACACTTTAACAGTGGCGGTGGGCAAGGTACAGAGGTGTGGACTTACGGCGGCAAAAAGTTTGATGAGGCAACAAATACTTGCAAAGCGATAAGTGAATTGGGTTTTAAAAACAGAGGTATTAAAGACGGCTCTAAGCTGTATGTGGTACATCACAGTGACGCGAAAGCTATGCTTGTTGAAGTGTGTTTTGTAGATACAGAGGACGCAAATAAATACAAGAAAATCGGTGCGACAGAGTTTGCAAAGGCGATTTTTAAAGGAATTACAGGACAAGTGACAAAGGATAAAACAAACAAGGAGGAATTGAATATGACACAATACGAGGAACTAACGAGGAAAATTAATGAGTTGGAAAAGAAAAAGGCTGATAAATCAGAAATGATTTACGATTGCATTGACAGTAATATGCCAGAATGGGCTCATAAACCTGTTCAGTGGTGTTTGGATAACGGTATTGTATCAGGCGCAGACGACGCGCACCTTAACCTAAACAATACAAAATTGTGGGTATGTGTTGTTGTATATCGTGCAGTTAAATTTGTTGCAGGACTTATGAAAATCAAGATTTGATAAGGAGTAAATGACTATGGGTTTGACAGATACAATAAGAAATAAGGTAAACAGCCTTTTTAATTTCGATTCACAACAACAGAGTAATCAATTAAAAAACAAAATTGATACATTGTACGGAAAGCAAAACACGACAATGGCACCGAACATAAATTCCTTTAATCCGTTCATCAGTAAAAGAGACGGACAGGTTATAAATAAAATGGCTGATTATAAGCCGATTGTAAACAGCAGTGCGACAAGCGATAAGGTTAGAGAATGGATAACACAAGCAACAGGTATTCAACCAACAAACACAATGTCAAATTCATCAAATTCTACTCAAAATGAAAATAGTACCGCTCTTAGCAGTGGTACTATTAATTCAAACGGTGATGATAATGTTGGTTTTAACGGAAATCTTGACATCTCGTCGCTTGGAAGTCTTGACGTAGCAACGCAACTTCCGAAACTGTCAACAGCACAAATAGCCGAAATCATTAAAAAGCACTTTAATCGCAGTTCAGTCATATCAACAAGTGACGCAGAGGGTATATACAACGCTCAAAAAACAACAGGTATGAGTGCTTTGGCGATACTCGGCATCGGAGCTTTGGAAAGCGGTTGGGGTACTTCAAACATAGCCAAGAAAACCAATAATATTTGGGGTTACGGTGCTACAAATGTTAATCCTGAGGGTAATGCTCATAGATACGGTCAAATGTCACAAGGTGCTACTCAATTTGCAAGCGAATTTATGAAAACATACTACAATGGGTATGGTGCAAAGTCGATTAATTCAGCAGGTACAGGTAACAATCCGAAAGGAATGGGGTATGCATACACAGACGGCGGAGCAATAGATAGCAGTTGGGCGACACAGGTAAGTTCTATTATGGGAAAACTATACAACACAGCTAAGGGTGTAAGCGGTTCTAATACAAGTAATTCATCAAGTAATTCATCAAGAAGTTATCTAAACAGATTGAGTTATGCGAACAATTCAAACGCTTCGTCAGGCGGTTCGTCTAAAGGCAAACAGATTGTAGCGGCGGCAAAATCATATTTAGGTACACCATATGTATATGGTGGTACTTCGTCAAGCGGTGTTGATTGTAGCGGACTTGTACAGTTAGCGGCGAAAGCAAGCGGTATAGATATTCCACGAACAACATACGACCAAATAAATGTAGGACAAGCCGTAAGCAAGAATAACTTGCAAGAGGGCGACCTTGTATTCTTTAAAGGTTCGGGAGGCAGTTCGTCAAGTCCTGGACACGTTGGAATTTACATAGGTAACGGACAGTACATACAAGCACCAAAGACAGGCGATGTCGTTAAAATCAGCAATTTATCAGGACGTAGCGACTATGTCGGTGCAAGAAGAATAGCATAAGGAGGTAAAACGAATGGCATATAATACGCAAGACGCCGTAAATACAATATTACGGCTAAAAGGCAATTGGCTTAATGCAAATGCAGAGGGCGATACAAAGAAAACGGCACAAATAGCAAACGAGGCACAAAACTATTACGGTCAAATGCGTGAAAATGGCGACACAAAGCTTGCCGACACGCTTTATAACAGTGGATATGACGCGTCAAAGAAGTATGTTAATGACTACTTTGCACAGAGCGGTAAAAGCGCGATTAGACCGTATTTTTACGGCTTAGGCTCAAAGTACGGTTTAAGTCAAAGCGATATAGACAATGCACTTCAATATAACGATACGACAGGTGAGGTTAGCTTAGGCGGTAAAAACATAGGCAAGCCGTCGGCAGTAGGTTCAAATGGGGTATCTTATTGGGATAACAGTACGCTTGATAATGCTTTTAAAAACTATGTTCAAGACACAGGCAAAAGTCAAACCACATCAAGTCTTGTAGGTCAACAGCAAAGTAATCTATTCGACCATTATAACGACTTGATGAAAACATACGGACAAGACTATAAAGATTATATGGATATGGTTAAAGCTAATCCTTTTTCTACCGATGAGGCAAAAGCAATACTTGGTAAATATAATCTATCAGCTATACAGGGGAGAAATAATCAGCTTGCATTAGGTACAGCCTCAAACGGCGGTAATGTTGACAGTTACAGCGCCGCAAACGCAATGCGTCAGCAAGCGGCGCTGTATTCACAGGCACAACAGAATGTATTAGACGCGTATAATGCAAAGGTACAAAATGCGGCGAACTCAACGCAAAAAATTGAACAGGCACGAAAAATCCTATCCGATATGGGTGTTCAAATCGACAATACGTTCAACAGAGACGAAACAGCAAAGAATAACGAAGTACAAAGAAATGAAACTGTACTTAACGGTAAAGTATCACGTGGCGCAACAACAGCACAAGTTACAGGTCAAATTCCTAAGGGTATGCAATATTCCTCAAATCCATTCTTTGATGATAACGGCAATCCGATAGAAGATATTGACTATAAAAAGGTAATCGAACAAGCTATCGCAAGAGGTGATACGCAGACAGCACAGGCGGCGAGAGTTGCAAGAGGGGTAAAGATTTGGAATAACTACAGTAAATACGGTCAATATGACGATGGCGATTACGGTGTTCCGAATACACAAACAGAGGACGCAAGACAGTTTGACGCACAAATTAAAAACAGCACCGACCTTGCAAAAATGGGTTACGAACACGAAGAAAGAATGCCAGGTATTGAGGCTGATAACACAATTCGTGTTAATACGAATCAAGCCGATAATACAATTCGCGTTAATGACGCAAGTGCCAAGAATGACATGGACGTTGCAAACAACCAATCACGTAATAACATAGCGGAGGCAAATAATAATTCTCGTAACAATATAGCAGAAGCAAATAACACCTCAAAAAATAATATTGCAGAAAATACAGCTAAATCAAACGACGCAATTAATGAATATAATCAAACGAGTGGTGTAGTAGGAGCAAATGGTAGTTCAACCGGTCAGGTGAGCGGTTTGGACAGTTCATTTTTGAAAGATTGGGTTAAACAGAATAATAAAAGGTCTCAAACGTCATCAGGCATGGATATACTTCAAAAAAATTCAGCCGGACAATATCAAGTAAATCCGAGTATTCCGAGCGGTCAAAAGAAAATGCTTATAGCCAACGTATTAAATGACACATCTATCGCGCAAAACCACAAATTACCGTTATTAAAGTCTATAGGAATATCAGACGATGAAATATACGAAGTAACTCAACAGTAAAATAGGAGTATAGGTATGGGAAAAATAACATCATATAAGGATTTTAAAAATAATGTTCAATCAATTCGTGATGAATTGACAAAACAAGGGTACACACCGAGAAGTGTACCCTCTGAACAAAAAGAAGAAACAAAAAACACAAAGAAAATCGAAAAGGGCAAGGGTTTATTCAAAGAAACCGGCAAATCGAGTTTTAATGATATACCTAAAATTCAAGAACTACAAAACGAATATCAAAAAGCAAAAGATTGGGGATTTTACGATTACACAATAGACCAAATCAAAAAAGAGGAACTCCCAACAAAATTCGGCAATGTCAATATGAATAAGCGACCTCTTATACGTTGGAACGATGAATTAAAGAAGAAGTATGAAAATGAGTTGAAAAGTTGGGGGTATGACCCTGAAATCGGCGGTATTGATACAGTATTTGGCGGTTCTGATAAATTCGGAACGGATATAAATAACAGTGGTTGGAATGTGGCTTATACGCCTATTATGCCTGACGGAACTTTTTTGGATAAAGGTACTGTTGATAATTATATGAACTCTTTAGTGAAAGAGGCATATGAAAAAAACGGAAATGTTACAAATGAAGAATTAGAAACGCTTGATAAAAAAGGTATGCAAGTGGGCGACAAATATGTTCACGGCATTTTTGCAGGCGTTGACGGTGACGAAAAAGATTATCATAAGCCATACAGCGCAGAGGATAGAGGCAAACTTATGCACTTTTCGGGCAAGTATGGTGCTATTAATATTGCCAAAAGAGGGACTGATAATTTAAAAACAAACCCGAACGAAGAACAATCAGATTCAGACGAAAAAGAAGAATATCTAAATCAACAAGTCGATATACCGATAACGGATAATAAGAGTATTTCGTTAAAATATCGAACAGTTAAGACAATAGATAATTTTCTTAAACGCAATAAAGAAAAAAATAAATATAAAAAAGCACAACAACTTGATGAAATGATAGATAAATTGGACCTATCAGAAAACGAACTAAAAAATGCGAAATCTTATGCCGGTTTAAAGAAACTATCGCTTATGTCAAGTTCAAACGGTAAAGATAGTGTTTTAAAAGAATTGGGGCAGTTTGTTGCTTATCCTATTGGAGAGATGTATGATTTTGCTAAAAGAGCAGAAAGAACATATGTAAAAGACGGTTTCCCGTTTAAAGTGCAACAAATGGGTGCAGGCGATTACTCAGAGCAACTTCAAGAGTTAGATAAATATTATTCTGAAAATCCAGACGAATTAGGAAACGATTTTTTTAACAGAAAAAGCACAGGTAATGACGCATATAGCGATTATATGGATAATTTAAGAAAAGTAAAAGCATATGAGGCATTTGATAATACTAATCCTGTTACACATTTTATTGCAGAGAAAGGGTTTGGCTCAATGGGACAAATGTTGGCGGCATACGGAACAGCTGGGCTTATGGGGTTGCCAGACGTTACAGAAGGCGTAAGTTCGGCAGCGAAGAAAGTAGCAGGTGGTACAAAGATAGGACAAGTTGTAAGCAAAGTTGCAAACGCCACACCTGATATAGCAAATGTCGCTGAAAAAGGAATTGGCTCAAAAATCGCTAATGCCGCAATCAATAAAGCTAACACCCTTTCGATAGGTTCGGCTGCTAAATTTTTAAACCCTTTGGATAATTCTACTACTTTACTTATGGGTATTGATTCAGCGCAACAAAAATATGACGACCTTGTCAAAAATGGATATGACAAAGATACGGCTTATAAAAATGCAATGTTCACAGGTTATGTGAATACAATTACAGAAAAAATGGGGTATGATGGTACTCCTGAAAGTATGATGTTTGCGTTAAGTCCAACAGGTTCAACAAAAAAGAATGTCGGCAAAGTTCTTAAACAGTATATGAAAGCTAATGTCGGTGAAGGTTTGGAAGAAGTGTACGCAACATTATTTGAAAGAATGGGTGACGTCGTTTCAAAAGTAGGATATGTTGATGAAAACGGAAAAATACAACAAAGAAAACTTGTAGGTAAAGAGGGCGTTATAGATTTACCTGCTTTGGGCGAGAGTTTTCTTGGCGGCGCTGTCGGTGGTGCTGTAATGGGCGGCGCAGGTGTAGTAGATACCATTTTGCATACTGACGCAAAGAGCGTAAGAGAATGTGGCGATAAAGTCAGACAAGCTCTTAGCAAAGCTAATAAGGAGGTATCACAAAAAGTACACGAGGCAGGTGTGGAAATGCCAGAGCTTCCCAAACAAATTGATTGGAAAAAATCAACCGTGCCTGAAATGAAAGAATACTTTAATAAAGTAGTAAAAGTATATAGAGACATACTTTCAGATGAAAAAGTAATAAATTATGATAGAAAAGTAGCAGAAAATACTTTGAACAAAATGAATACTGCTGAAACAGGCAATGAGGTAAATGAAGCTACAAACATTAATAACGTAAATGCAACACCACAAACTGAAAATTCGATACAAAATGTACCGAAAACATCGGAAATAGAGCCTTTGCAGGCAGTTCAAGAAACAGCACCATTAAATGCGCAAGTAAATGATATAAGCAACATTAACACTCAAAACAGCAAAATTAACGCTGATAATTCAACCATTAACGATACAACGAGTGAGATTAACAGTGTAGATACATTAAATGCAATAGATACATTACCTAATATAAGCACGCAAGAAAACGGCGTACAATCGTCTGTAAATCGAGTTACAGAGGAAGTACATAATGCAATGAATAAAGTCGGCTTAAATGTATCTGAAAGTGCAACAGGTATACAAGAGGCAAATACAAAGTTTATGTCGAACAATGATAATCTTTTTGACAGAAACTATGTAAGCAACTATGCGAATGACTTTGTGCAAGCTATGTCAGAGAAAAACGGACGTAGCTACACAGTTTTATCTCAAGAAACAGATAACCTTGCCGACGAACTTGTAAATAAAACTCTTACCGGAAACAGCGTACTTGACGGAAACAGAGAATTTCAAACCGTAGTCAGAAATTTTAAAGATGTTTTAAGAGAGGGGATAAAGAAAAACGCCAATCTACACAATAATGTATATGGTGCAAACGAAGTTTTAAACGCACAAGTACAAGATATAGAAAATGGCGATTATTCATCATTGAATATAACTGAAAATCCAAATAACAACGTAACATTTGCTCCGATAACCGAAAATGAGCAAAATATAGGATATGTCATTGAAAGGGATAATGGTTATTCTAACGAGCTAAGCGAAAGTGACTTTACGGTAAAACAAAAAAACGGAGAGTACGGAACAAGAAACGGAATTACATACGGTCATTTTGGTACACATCAAAATTCAAACGGTAATAATATTGTTTCGTATTTACCGACAGGCAATGCGGTAGCAATTCTTCCTAATCAAAATAGCGCTATCGAATTTATGAAACAAGCAGAAAACAAAACAAGCGGATATTCAATTTATTTGTATGACGATAACGGAGTAACGAAAACAGGTGGCGATATGTTGCAGTTTATCAATGTGTTGAATAATGCAAAGAACGCTGTTCAAGTCGAACAAAATTCGGGCAATGTCGGAATACAGAGTAATACAGGTGTATCGAATAATGTTGAAAGCGAAAAAATCAACAGTCAAGCACCTAATACAGATGAAAATACGAATACTACGCAGACTGATAATGCAATAAAAAGTATTGAAATTTCAGAAGAAGATAAGATACCAGGTTTATTACAAGACGAATACTCTGACCTTTTGTCTTTGGAGGACAGAACAGCATTAGATACTCTCGGTAGTGCTATTGGTGTGCCTATAAAGATTGTACCAACAATAAGTAATGACGCAAACGGTTGTTATTACAAGGGCGTGATTTATATTTCGTTGTCTGCCGATGACAAGGTTATGACTGTTTTTTCACACGAATTAACTCATTATCTTGAAGATACGCTCGATTATACAGAATACAAGAAATGTG